TCGCCTCCTCGGGCAGCTCCTCCAGGTCCAGGACCAGGGCGAGCTCGGCGATGGCGTCGGTGGTGTAGATGCTCACGGTGTGGTGCTCCTCTCGCAGTGGGTCGGCGCTGTCACCGTCGACCCTGAGCGCCTGCCTGGGGCTCGAACCCAGGTGCCTGCCGGTCAGGCTGTCCCTCGATCAGAGGGGGTACCGCTCCAGGTTGTGCTTCCGGGCGATGTCGTCGGCCTCGTCGGTCTCGGCCCGCAGGTAGGCGGCGGCGTTGACCGCTCCCACCCCATCGGCGAAGACCTCCCAGGCGTTGGCGACGTCGCCCCCCAGCTCATGCGCTCGGAGGACTACCCGTGCCGCTGCCTCGGGGTTCCGAGCGGCGATCTCTGCGTGATCCACTGTGCTCTCCTCTCCTACTTCAGGATCTTGGTGTCGAACCCGTAGCCCTGCACTGTCCCATCGGCGAAGTGTACGAACGCCTCGGGCTCGTCGCTGTGCATCCAGCGGAAGTTGAAGTCGTAGTCGGAGATCGGCGTGCCGTAGATGCTCGGCACCTTCTCCCCCTTGTCCCCGTCCCAGCACTCCGACCAGCGGTACCCGCAGCAGTCGCAGTCCCCCTGTCCGTCGAAGTACAGGCCGATCCTCTCGGCCTTGTCGTTGGCCTCCTCCGGGGAGTCAGCCTCGATGATCACGTAGTGGCTGATGCCAGCCGGGTCGAAGGTGAACCCACCACCCGAGTTGTTCTGGCTGTACTCGAAGAACGCCACGCCATGCCCCTCTCGCCTTGGGTCTGCGCTGTCACCGCATCCCCTGAGTGGGAGCCGAGGACTCGAACCTCGGTGTCTGCCGGTCTCCCTGCCTACCTCCTGCCCCCCGATCAGGAGGTCGTCTTGTACCCGTCCCAGCACTGGACGTAGGACGTGTCGCCGATCTTGGCCCAGCAGTCACGGTGTCCGTCGACCGTGTGCCAGTTCTCCTTGCCCGCCTTGCGCTGGGCGTTGTCCCAGGCGAGCTGCTTCTCCTTGTCGCGCAGCTTGGCGTCCAGGTAGATCACTCGACCCTGCTTGTCCACCCAGAACGAGTAGCCCTTGCCGTTCCCGCGCTTGCCAGCATCCCAGAAGCAGTCGTTGTCGTCCTCGTACCCGCACGCCTTCTTCGGGAGCCGGGAGGTGGGCACCTCCACGATGATCGGCTTGGTCACGACCACCCGGATCACCTTGGGCGGCTGCGGTGCAGCCTCGGCGTGCACTCCACCGAGCGTGATGCCTCCGACCGCCACGCCGATCGCGAGGGTGGCCAGGGTGCGCTTGATCGTCTTGAACATGGGATCTCCTTCGTGAGTCAGCGGTGTTGCTGAGTGGGTGCCGAGGGCTCGAACCTCGGTGCCTGCCGGTCACCCTCGGGGTCACTCCCCCGCGTTGTCCTCGATGTCCTGGAGCAGCTTGCTGACCAGCCGGTAGGCGATCAGGTACAGCGCCCAGCCAGCCTGCGTGTCCAGGTCGGCGAACTCGCTGGTGTCGGCGATCTCGCTCACGTCCTCGGTCCAGGCACCCAGGTCGGTGAAGGTCAGCCACTTGTCGTAGGTGTAGATCGGGACCGCACCGTCTGCGATCTCCCCGTCAGCCCCCTCGTAGCGGACGTTCTCGACCGCCTCGGCCAGGCTGAACTCGCCGTGCTCGACGCGCCACTCGACCGCCTCGATCACACTGTCACGGATGCCTCGCAGGAAGCGGGCTCCCGCACTGTCCTCGTCGTCCGGGGTGCTCGACTCGGCGTCCACCGCCAGCTTCCAGTGGCTCAGGCCCTTGATCTCGCTCAGGATGTCGTCGCTCATGGTGTACTCACTCTCACAGGTTGGGGTTGGATCAGGTTGAGTGGAAGCCAGGGGCTCGAACCCTGGGGCCTGCCGGTCTCCCTTGCCGATGTGCTCACACTCTCACACTCTCGGCCCTCCCGTCAAGCGGGGTAGATGCCGAGGCACCAGCTCGTCACGGGCTCCAGGAAGACACCCGGCAGCCACTCGGGCTCGCTGCCCGCCTTCTCCGTGACCTCGAACACCCACTCGGGGTGACCCTCCAGGGCCAGGGACCAGGCACCCTCGCTCAGACCCTCATGGTCGTGGTCGGCCAGGAAGAAGTACCCAGCGTCGAGCGGGTACAGCTTCTCGATCTCAGCCTTGACGTGCTCGGCCTGCTTGCGGCTCAGCGCCTTGCTCATGATCACTCCTCGTTCAGGGCAGGGTTGCCCGGTGGGTGCCAGGGACTCGAACCCTGGTGTGTGCCACTCACCCTCACGGCGTCAGCCGTACCGTACTTCACCGAGCGCGGCCACCTGGACGATCACGTCCGCAGCAGTCGCGTCGATGTGCCCGCAGTCGATGCCGTCCTCGTCACGGTCCCGCCAGGAGTCCAGGATGTACCCAGCCACCATCGGGCCGACGTACTCCTGACTCGGGTCGAGCAGCTTGGCGTACGCCGCTCGGATCTCGTCCTTGCTCAGGTAGTGGACCGCCTCGACCTCGCGGCCACCGAAGGGGAAGTCATCGACCCCCTCCACGATGGTGTACTCCTTGCCCTCGGGCAGGGCGGCGAACTCCTCCGCCGTGGGCTCGGTCGCCCAGTACGTGATCCCGCCGTACGACGCAGTGTCGATGATGTCCTGGACGTTCTCGTCCGTGATGCGGTTCAGGATGCGCTGCACGATCATGCTCAGAACTCCTTGGCGACGTCGACCGACTCGGCCACGCCGTACTTGACGGACCGGGCGAACTTGCGCTGCTGAGCCAGAGCCTTGCCCTTGCGACGGTCGTCGCGGGTGGACTCACGGTTGTCGCGGAACTTGGGAACCATCTGGATCTCTCCTCGGATCAGAGCTCCCCTGCCACTCAGGGGATGCCCAGTGCCTGCCCAGGACTCGAACCTGGGTGTCTGCCAGTCAGGCTGTGCGGTCAGACCGCGATCGGGAGGGCGAGCTGGTCAGGGTGCTCACCCAGGAAGGCACGGAAGGCGTCGTACGCCTTGGCCTCGAAGTACTCGTCCCGCAGCTCGGCGTACAGCTCCTCGACTGCGTTCCAGCTCACGTCCGCCCCATCCCAGGGCAGCCGGTCCCCTGCGACCTCGTACAGCCGGTCACGGAGCTCCTGCGCCTCAGCGTCAGAGTCCAGGTCGTAGTCACGCTGCGCCTGGTCGATCGCCTCGCTCAGGTTCTCCTCGTAGAGCTTCCACTCACGCTCGGAGTAGTCGGACTCGTCCACGATCGGGTACGACTCCAGGCCCTCGCCGATCTCTACGATCGCCTTCCAGGCTGCGGTGAACGTCACCCCGTCGTCCTCGTACACTCGGACGAACAGTTGACGCAGCGACCCGACCAGCCAGTGACCGCACGTTGCGTCGATCACGTCGTCCTCGGACTCAGCCGCCCCCTGGACGATCTCCAGTGCGCTGAGGTAGTTCGACTCCTCCAGGATGTCGTCCCCACGCTCGGCCCAGGTCAGGGTCGACCCGTGCGTCTCGTACAGCCGCTCATCCCAGAACGCTGCGTCGCTCGGTCGGGTCAGAGCCTTCTCCGCCCACTCGGCCAGCGTCTCGATGTCGATCTCGTACACAGTCCACTCCCACTGTCACAGCATGGTTGCTGAGTGCGCGCCTGGGACTCGAACCCAGGTGTCTGCCGGTCGCGCTGTCTACTACTCCCCCGGTGTCATGCAGGCTCTCGCCTGTGCACTTCCGGGTACCCGATCTCCTCGGGCTTCCGTTCCGTCTCGTCCCGTAACCACACACCACTCGGGTGGATCATCAGGACCCCCGACTACTTCGAGGCTCGGTACGCCTGGATGGCGAGCTGACGACGCAGCGCGTCCAGGTCGTTCCGGCGCAGACGCTCGTTCCAGCGGGCCGCACGCTTGCTGCGGGCGATCGAGGAACGGGTCTTCTCCAGGGTCACGCTCATGTTGATCTCCTCAGATCTCTCTTGTCACAGGATCACACGATCCCAGTGGATGCCGGGGACTCGAACCCCGGTGTGTGCCACTCACCCTACACTCACACTGTCACACAGTCAAGCGCATGAAGACCACGTCAGGCTCACCAGGCGTCCAGTTCGGGACGCGCTCGTACTCGGTGAAGCCGAACTGCTTGTAGTACTCAGGCAGGAAGCCATCGAAGCAGTCCAGGCGATCCGCACCGTGGTGCAGGATCGAGCTCCAGACCAGGTCGACACCCCGCCCCTTGATCAGGGAGAAGACTCCAACCAGGGTGCCGTCACCAGCCACGCCGTAGCCGGACTCCAGGTCGTCGGCGACGTAGTAGGCGTACGACGCGGGCATCTCCTCCGGAGTGGAGGTGGCAGCGGCGATGAGCTGGCTCTTGGAGCGCGCCCGTCGCAGTGCCTGAGTGTAGATGCCGTGACCGACTCGGAAGTAGATCATGTCCAACCCTCTCAGTTGCAACACTGTCACAGCCGGTGCTGTGACCAGTGAGTGCCCAGGGCTCGAACCTGGTGTGCCTGCCAGCCACTCGCCCACCCCCTGGGGGGTGTCCAGACTCACAGTCTGGGAAGTCAGTTCCCACCCACAAACCATGCAGGCAGGTTCTTCGTCTGTGTCGCTTGCGCTCTGTTGAGTTCTCAAGGTGCGGTTCTTCGAGTCCGTGCTCGACCGCCCTTCGGGCGGGTCCTGCGCTTCGTTCTGGTCTCACTCTACCAGGTCTGTGTTGGTGTGTCAACCCGGTGTTTCTTGCTGTCCTGCGGTTCGTTCTGGTCTCACTCTACCAGGTTTCCCTGGGCTGTGCAACTTGCTTCGCTTGGCTGCTGGTCCCGTTCGTTGCGGGTACTTCCCTACGCTCTTGCGATCACTGGGAAGCGGGTCCGCTTGGGTCCTGCTCTTGCCTTGCTGAGCTCGACTCTACCTGATGTGTGTCAGTGAGTCAAGCCCCGATCTCGGCTGGCTTCCTGCCCGCTTGGCTTGCGCCTCGCTTGCTGTCTGCCGTGCTTCGTTCTGGTCACAGCTTGCACCACTTGCACAGCCCGTGTCAAGCCCGAGTGTGTTTGCGCAGGTCACAGCGTGTTTGAGCGCGTGTCTGAGAGCTGATCTCAGGACTTCCCAGGGTTCCCCTGGAGCCTTTCCCTGCCCGATGCCCGATCGTCCGGGAGATGAGCGCATGAGGCGCGCGCGAGGGTAGCGGGACGACGTCGGGAAGTCCAGGGGCGGCGAGGCTTGACAGACCGAGGGGGGTGGGGGTACAACCCCGCGCGCGCGAGGACGCCGACCGGTACGTGATAGCCGCTGAGATCGCGCCACAGTTCCAGGGTCGATCAGGGGGAGGGGGAGCTGGCGCTCACCGAGGCCGTTGCACCATCGTTACCCCAGGTCAGCGGCGAGATCAGGCAGGGAAGGGACGCCCTTCGGCTGCCGCGTCCCAGTGATCAGGAGTGAGGGCATCCTCCCCGTGCTCAGCGGCGAAGGACTGGATGCGTCCGAGCGGTGAGTCGGCTGGCGCAGGCCCCTCGCTCACGGTGCCGCCGAGCATCTGGGCAGCGAACTGCGCGCCGATCTCCTGTGCCGTCTTCTCCTCCATGGGACCAGCGTACCGTGAGCGCCGTGGGCGATCCGCTCCAGCTCCTGCACGACATGCTCGGTGCCGAGGTCATCGAGGTAGCCACGTCGCCGCCTCCCGCCCTGTCGGATGCTGGTGGAGCTCCTGGTCCAGAGGAGATCTCCGAGGCTCGTCAGGAGCTGCACAGCGCCGAGGTGCTGCAAGAGATCCCCGAGCTCCCGGACGATGACGAGGCTTGACGCTCAGCCGTCTTCGTTCACTGCCGGGCGACAGCCCGGACCCAGCTGAGGGGGTCCGCGTCTCTATAAACGTAGAGGGCTAGCGCCAAGCGAGACGTTGGAGCCTGTCGGCTCCACTTCACGAAGACGAAGTACGTCAGTGCAAGTGGTGGGCCTGTCGGCCCCGCTTGTCGAAGACGTACTTGCACTTGCCTCTACGTAGAGGACAGAGACTGCCCCCGAG